GGCTGCTAAATATCGACGCAACACCAATCTCAATGAGGTAACAAATGGCTATTTTAGTGTCTCCAGGCGTAAGCGTTACCGTAACAGATGAAAGCCAATATGGCCCAGCTGGTCCGGGAACTGTACCCTTTATCGTAATCGCTACCAAGCAGGATAAGCTGCAACCTGGCAGTGCTACCGCTATTGCACCGGGTACCACAGCAGCCAACGCTGGTAAGCTATGGTTGATCACCAGCCAAAGGGATGCTTTGCAAACATTTGGTAATCCGGAGTTTTATAGCTCGGCAGGAACCGTTCAGCAAGGAAATCAGCTCAACGAGCTTGGACTTTTCACGCTCTATGAATACCTGGGTATTGCTAACCAGGCATACGTTGTTCGCGCAGATGTTGACCTCGGCCAGCTGATTCCGACATCCATCGAACCAACAGGACCGGCGGTATCAGGACAGAATTGGCTCGACCTTAGCGCGTCGACCTTTGGCATATTCAGAAGCAACGGTAATCCAAATCCGGCATTCAGCTGGCAGCCTCGCACTCCGCTAGTGATCAACTCTGATCTAAATCTGGAAAAGATAGTTCAAGGCGATGCCGCAACGAAGATCACCAGCGGTTCGACGAGCTGCATCACCGCAAACGGAAACCTGGTGATAAATGGAGTGTCGCTTGTACTAACGGCAGGCATGAGCATCTCCACTGTTGCTAGCAAGATCAACGGCAGCGCCGCTCTTGCAACACAGGGAGTCAAGGCCGAGGTGTTCATCCGCACCGAGAAGTATTCTCCTTCAGCTTCCGGCTACGGCGATGTTTTCAATCTAAGGCTGGTTACCAGGAATCTTGGACAAACCATCGTGCTCGGTGGATCAACGGCAGGAATCCTAACTGATCTTGGTTTCATCTCCCTTCCGGAGAACGTGATACTTCCGGCATCGACCTTTGGAAATTCCGGAGATTTTGCGATCAACACCCTGGCGTCAACGGACGGATCATATAAGAACGAGATCTGGGAAAAGATCACGCTTGATACCAACTCTGGAACCGCAAATTGGTGGTTCAAGGTCGGTAGCAACGACAGCACATACCCGGGCTGGGGATGGAGAGAAGCTGCTCCGCGCGTTATAACCGGAACGGTTTCCAACCCAACATTCACCGCTGGAACACAGTGCAAGGTGAAGATCGGTTCAGTGACCACGGCAAACATAACTGTTCCGTCAGGCGGAACCCTGAGCGGATTCGTTGATGCGATCAACACGGCCCTCAACACAGCAGGTGTTAATGCGGCTGCATCGACTTACAGCGTTGGTAGCCAGAGGTATCTGCGCCTAACAAACTACGACTCGACAGACATCACCATCAATGATCTCAGCGACCAATATGGCCAAGGTACTCCGTTCAGGGATGCGGGAATACTGCCAACCAACACCTACTGGGCAAGCGTCACTGGCACCGTTAGCAACCCAACATTCGTTGCTGCAACGCTGAAGACCGCAAGCGCAACAAGCGTTGCGGCCGGCAGCGGATATGCCGTTGGAGACACGCTGACCGTTGTTGGCGGCACGTTCAGCTCGGCATCAGTTCTAACGGTTGCAAGCGTTAAGGTGATCGGTTCTACACCAAACGTTCCCGGATCAGGTTACAACGTTAACGACACGCTGACGTTTGATGGTGCAGGATTTACCACGCCGGTCATACTAAAGGTTGACAGCATCGACGGTTCAAACGGAATCACCGGACTGAGCATCGTGCAGGCGGGCCAGTACAGTGGTGCGGTTGCTCCGACAACAAACGTTGCAGCAACAAGCACCAGCGGAGCCGGTGTCAGCGCAACGGTTGACATAACCTGGGGTGTTAACACGGTTACCGTAACAACTCCTGGTAGCTACACGGTATATCCAACGAACCCAGTATCGGTGACCGGCGGTGCCGGAACGAGCGCAACCTTTAACCTGGTCGATGATTGGCTGCAGAGCGTTAGCTTTAGCATTGACGCGGGAAGCGGTGCGGTGATAATACACGTTCCGGCGCTACCAAACAACACGCTCGATGGCGTTATCGATGAGATCAATACCGTTGGATTCCCGAACGGTCCGATCGTTGCTAGCAAGACCGCCGACAACAAGCTGAAGATAACCAACACCAACGGTACCAGCTTTGTTCTCGAGGACATCAGGGAAAGCCCGCTCTCCGGAGCAGGAATTGCTGCCGGTGTGACATACGGTCGTTCCCTGGTTTACCAAGGATATCAACCAAGCCTAGCGGTTCCGTCCGATCTGCAAAGCATTGCTTCAACCAACGTGTGGATCAACACCACGCCAGGAAACCAAGGTGCAAACTATGCGGTTAAGACCTACACCGGATCGGCATGGAGGTCACTGAACATCAGACCGAACACCGGTACCGTACCGATGTATTCGTCGACGTCAGCAGCTGATGCAGCGTTTGGCGGTCTAAAGCAGATCGGCAGCGTGTTCGTCCTCTACAACAGCGACAACGTTTCGCCGGCCGAAGCATCGCATGTGATCAAGGAGTGGGACGGTACTTCGTGGGTCGACCTAGACTACACACCGTCGGCAACAGCTCCGAGCGGCAGTCCGGTTGATGGTACCCTTTGGTACAACACCACCCTCCGAGCTGACATCATGGTCAACGACGGAACACAGTGGCTTGGGTACAGGAACGCATATCCGGCAACCGATCCTAATGGTCCGATACTGTCAAGCGAAGCACCTCTCGAGCAGAGCACCCTAGGCGCCCTGGTTGATTACGACATTTGGATCGACACAAGCAATCCGACCTATCCGGCAATATACAGGTACAACAGCCTCGATGCAAGCTGGGTGTTGGTTGATAACACCGATCAGTCGACCAGCAAGGGCATCGTCTTCGCAGACGCTCGTCCAAACGACGACGGAACTGAAACTGGCAGCGAAGTCGAAAGCGATATGGTCACCAGCAACTATGTTGATCCAGACCGCCCTGATCCGCTGCTTTATCCGGCAGGCATGATGCTGTTCAACACACGGTATAGCACCAACAACGTCAAGGTATTCAGGAAGAACTACCTACCAACTACCTACTCTTACAGGGATCGCTGGGTCAATGAAAGCGGTAATCAGCTAGACGGCTCCCCTTACATGGGAGATGCTGCTCAGCGCGCGGTTATCGTCCGCGGGTTGCAAGGTGCTATTAGCGGAAACGAGGAAGCAAGGGCTGAAGAAACCTACTTCAACCTCATCGCAACCCCCGGTTATGTTGAGTGCCTAGATGAGATGATAACCTTGAACGTTGACAAGAAGGAAGTTGCGTTCATCGTTGCTGATACTCCGGCAACGCTTGAGCCAACCGGAACGGCGTTTACCTCTTGGGCTAACAACTCGAACAATGCAGCAAGCAACGGTCCAGATGGATTGACCAGCAGCACTCCGTATGCCGCTGTTTACTATCCGTGGGGACTCGGAACGAATCTCAATGGCAACGAGGTCATGGTCCCAGCATCGATGATGGCACTAAGAACCATTGCATATAACGATCAGGTTGCCTATCCTTGGTTCGCTCCGGCAGGATTTAACCGTGGGCTTGTTACCGGCGTCGCAAGCGTTGGCTACCTAAACAGCGAGGAAGAATACAGCGTGGTTCGGCTGAACCAAGGACAGCGAGATGTTCTTTACACCAACAAGATCAATCCGATTGCGTTCATCCCGGGGCGCGGACTGGTTGTTTACGGTCAAAAGACCCTAAATCCGGTATCAACCGCCCTCGATCGAATCAACGTTGTTCGACTGATCAACTACCTGAAGTACAACTTGGATATACTTGCAAAACCGTTCCTCTTTGAGCCGAACGACGAGCAGACCCGCCAGAATGTGCTTGCTACGTTCAATTCGTTCATGCGTAACCTGCAAACCCTGCGTGCTGTTTACGACTTTGCGGTCGTCTGCGATGATAGCAACAACACGGCTGACAGGATTGATCGAAATGAGCTATGGATTGACATTGCGATCAAACCAGAAAAGGCGATCGAGTTCATCTATATCCCGATCAGGATACTCAACACAGGCGATCCGCTACCGGGTGGCGGTGTTTAATAAAAAAGGGTCCGAAAGGACCCTTTTTTTATGATGTTGATTTTCGTTGACGGGTAGGCAATAATCTATCCATGATCAAAAAGTCTCCGGAAAGCAGGATACAGGTCCTAGAGCTGCGCTTAGAGGAAGCCGTGCAAATGCTTCGATTGGTTGCTAAAAACCAACGGACCTGCATGGAAGTTGAAGAATGGCTATCACACAATCATCCCGAGGATCAGGGTGATACTGAAACCGTGCAGGCCCTGTTGAGGCCCACAAAGAAGAAGAAATGATGATGGACGACATGCAGGGCATCGACGACGGCGACATCGTAAGCATACAGCTTGCGGCAAACCAAGCGGTATATACCGCAGTCATTGACATTTATGATCAAATAAAGGAGTCGATCGCATCGGGTGATGCTGCTGGGGTTCTCGTATCTTCGATAGCTACTAGCTTGGGGATGGTCATAGGTCAAATACCAGACGCTCATCGAGAAAGCTACTTGCAAGTTGCGAAAGTGATCCTTGAAAAAAGTTTCATGTCGACGATCGAATCAATCGATCACAGCACCTACGGGCAGGTCGGTCATGCATGAAAAGATACAGATAAGCAAGGATGCATTTAGCAGTGGACAAGTTTCAAGCAAGCTATGGCTTTGCTCGGAACTTGAAAATGTTCAATTTGATAAACCGCCGATAATTTGGATATATGGGGGATGGCATGCGATGACCGCCATGCTGTTGCTAGCAAGGCAAAACATGCCGGTGCATTACATCAGAAGCTTTGATGTTGATCCTGATTGCGAAGCCATTGCTGACACCCTGATGGAAAACTGGATATGGCAGGATTGGAAGTTCAAGGCGTTTACCAAGGATTGCAACGATCTCGTGTTGGACAATGGAGAATATGGCGCTCCTCCAGACATTGTAATCAACACCAGCACCGAGCATTTTCATAGCAGAGCATGGTATGACAATCTACCTTCCGGAACGCTTCTAGCGTTACAAAGCAATAACATGCCTCACGAGGATCATCATGAATGCCATGCTGATATTGACTCGTTCTCTTCTGCATATGATCTCAATCCCTTGCTGTATGAAGGACATCTCGACTTCAAATATCCATCATGGGGATTTTCCAGGTACATGATCATAGGTAGGAAACGATAATGTCTGATTTCATCACCCAGCTCAAGGAACCGATCGATCTAGATAAAATCAAGCTTGACCTAGAACAAATGTTATCGTTAACAACCTGGGAACCAAACAACCAGATAGGTATCAGGCACAGGAAAAACGCCTTAGATCAGTGGAAAGACTGCACCGGTTGGATTTACAATTCAATAGACAAGAAGGTATTAGCAACCGAGAAGGATTTTGATCGATGGAATGATCAATGTCCAAATTATACACGATCGGTTCTTGACGCTCTGGCGGATAGAAACGGCATTAAATGGGGTCGGATAAGACTCATGCGATTGATGCCGAAAACTGGTCTTACCATGCACAAGGATGATGGTTATCGTTATCATCTCGTGATAGAGACCAACCCTAATGCAATATTTGGCGAATGCTTTGAAAAAATGCCATTTCGTTCAATATGTTATCATATACCCGCCGATGGTCATTGGTACAGGGTCAACACGGCAAAAGAACACTTTGTTTTTAACGGCGGATGGACTCCTAGGATACACCTAGTTGCCTGTGCCATTTAAAGATACGTTTGTAGCCAGCGATGGAAGTGCTGATACCCAGCCTCTTCGACGGGATGATTCATCGATGCAAACGGGGTCTTTGTTAACGACAACCCTTCTTGCATCCTAAGACCAATTTCCTCGTCCTCATCGGCGGTCGTCATGAACGTTTTCTGAAACACATCTGGGAATTCTGGTAGCTTGTCGAGCAGTCCGTCCTCGTAATAAAAATCCAAATGGTTGATGCATCTTCCAGATCCGTCAGGCCATACCGTGCTCACCACGATCGATCCAGGATAATATTCGATCATGATGTTTGGATATATTCCAAGCCAAACAGCACCATAGACGGCGGTGTCATAATGACCGGTTTTTTGATAAAGCTTATAAAGCTCCTGGTAACCTGGCTCGGTTGGCCAGGCCTTGTTGAATCTAGCGGTTTGGCAGCTCCAATGATTACCGAATACCCAGTCAAACGTCTTGCAGTCGGTCAGGCTTCTTAGGCCTGGATGGAAAGGTGCAACATGATACAGATCGAGGAATATCTCCATGAATATCTTCCAATCGAAACCGTAGCTTAATCTAGATCCGCTGTGCCATCGATAGTTTGTTACGTCTAGCCATTTGGCTAGACCACCGAGCATGCCTATATCGTCCTTCCAGGACGTGCTTCCCCCAAACAAATGGCCTTGCCAAGAATGTATCTTCTTGGTCTCTAGGTCCATTTCACAGGTTTTTTCAAAACCTCTAGCTCCCCTTATCTTACCATCTAGATTCCATGTCCATTTGTGTATTGGGCATGTTAAGACTGATTTCAGGCTGCCTCGATCCCTTAAAATGGTCGCTCTTTTGTGAGTGCATATGTTGCTTACGCACATGGGCTCCTCACCACCGATCATCACTATGGAGTGGTCGTGGCTCGGAACAACGTAATTACCCGGTAGAAGCTCCGGAGCCGTTGCCAACCAAGAAGGAAATCTATGTGGCCACCTCTTGTGGTCTTCGATCTTTTGATATGACTTCGGATCGATGATCAGTGTCATTTGGTTTGACTTATCTGCTTGCATGTTGTTATAAAAGATGTAGGCGCCAGTGCCAAAAGTCAACCTTGATTCCGGAGGATGCTATGTATCTAGTCAACGACCTACCATGGGTCGACCTCTCTGCCCACATTGATGTTTCTGAACTTGAAAAGAATCGATCAAGATTTGCATATGTTATCGCCAAATATCCTGAACATATTTACACAAGCCTGGTCGGTGTGCAGGCTAACCTATATGACCAGACGCAGATCGAGCTTGGGGATTTTGCCAAGGGTCTCGTGAGCAATCCAGATTCGGAAGAAAGGCAAATTGCCAACAAGCTTGGTAGCCTCGGACGGTTTTACACCTATTGCAAATACATGCATCCGGTTGTTAGCTTGAACCAAGCAATGTATATCAGGATCATGAAGCAAGATCATTACGGGTCAAAACATCTAAGAGATAGCTGCATCGACACACCGATAACACACGAGTTTGACTTCCTTTTCAATTGGATCGGATCCCAAAACGTCTTTAATGAATACGGTCGGGTGGTTATGTTCATCAATGAGCCCGGTGTTCAAACGATAACACACAGGGACTATCCAAACCCCCGCAGCCATAGAAACGAATTCATATGGCTTACGTTAAACTCGCTGAAGAAATTCTTTGTGCTCAACGACGATGGATCAAAGAACTATGTTGACTCGCCGGTGGCATATTTTGATAACGCAAACTGGCACGGCTCTGACCCATCCCAGTTTGCAAATTGGAGCCTAAGAATTGACGGTGTGTTCTCGGATGATTTCCTAAATCGCACCGGCTTGTATGATCATTTTAGGGGCAACAGGTAATCCTTTGACGCGATGTATCGATCATTATCTGCATCCCAATAGATAAAATCATGCGTGTTTGCATATCGGGTCAGCCCCGGTATGCTTGGATACTTGGTTTTCCATTGCAGATAGTGATCGTCGCCGTTGATCGCGTGTATTAGCTTCTTGGCTGGTAGCTTGTAGCTGTACCAATCCCGTTCGACCTTGACCTCATCGGTCATTACCGCCCAATTTTGAAACTCCTTTGTTTCAAAGAAATGAACGACATTCTTTGCCATTAGATCGACAAGATCTGCCGTTGGTGCATGGCTAGATAGCCTAAACTTCACAGCCTGCCATTTTAGAACAAAGTTCAGCCACCACAAGCAATCGTGATTGGTTATCATTGGCCTTGGACTGGTCGCAAATATCTGATCCATCATCTCGGCGCATTGGTCCTTGTGTGCCGGATTTGATATCTTCTTGAGAAGCCACTCCTTTGCCGTACCAGCAAATGGTTTGTGTATGGCATCAAAATCACCACTGACGTCCATGTAGCTCTTAACGGTCAGGCTGCCGAAGATATTATCGGCAAACTCGCCGGTAACACACAGCTTGGTCGGATCGGATATGTGTGAATGATAGCCGCTTGAGCTGACGATCCTATGGCCGAATGCTGGCAACAACCAATCATACCAAAACGTTGGATTCTCTTTGATGCTTTCCTCGCTAAAGGCCAACAGGAGATTGTTTCGATGGTTATGAAAATCTGGATGTGCTATTGCTAGGGCTGCTATCAGGGTGCTGTCTATACCACCCGAATAGAATATCACCATGGTCTTGTTTTCTGACAATGCCTGTTGCAATATCGACTCGTATCTAGAATAACAAATCTCTGCAAACGTTCTGGTAGAAGACCATTCTGGGAATCGATCGAGGACCTTGAATGGCACTGGAGGACAGTTTATCGATCCAGTCCTATCCATCAAGCTGATGCTTGGATTGAACATCTGAGAAAAAGAAAACTGCACCGGATCGATGTCTTTTATTTTTTGGTAAGAATATAGCTTGTTCGGGGTGTAATAAACCAGATCCATTGTAGTTCCTTTACATTAACATGTTGATGAAGAAGTCCTTGTCGACCTGGGCCGACAGTGCCATGAATTCCTCGTCGGTCCTTGCCTTCTTGACGGCCTTGAAATGCCGCAAACGCAGGCGCTCGATCTTTCTCAGGTATTCGTGCCAGTTTGAGTATTTTGCCCATATTAGTGTGGCTGCTGCAAGGGTGTCCATGTTTGCCTCCTCGGCAAAATCCCTGACATATCCATCGAGCAAAAATCGGCTATTTGGATCACCGAGTATGTCCTTGGCCTCCATGGCCTTGGCCTCATATATCTCATATTGCTGGCTTAACAGGGCACGATGCTTGTTAAGCGCATGCTCGTACCTACCACGCATTGCAACCATTTGCTGCAATCTTTTGACGTAAATCCTGGATAGCTGCTTGACCTCATCGGTCCTCTCAACTCTCTCGAGATATACGCTTCTGAGATTGTTAAACCTTATGCGGTAATCATAGTTGCCCGCCTTGATCTCATTATATTCTCCGTCAGACAGCCCGTATATCTTCACTATGACATCAAAGTCATATTCCGCCACGGTCTCAAGCAAGGTGATGTCGTCGTGGGCAGCAACCACGACGTTTTCTACGGTAGCCCCTATCGCTATCCAGCGCATGAAATCCTCCAATTTTTCCAAAGTCTCTTAGTCTCATCCCATGGTGATATTATCGGCACCCATAGCATGCACGGGTCGAATTCCCACCACTTCTTGCTTACCGTGGTTCCAAAATCATAGCTTCTTGGGTCAGAGTGGTGATTGTTGTGCCATCCCTGTCCCCATCCAAAGTATCCTAGATACCAAACGTTCTGGCTGCGATCCTTGGTTTCAAACGGCCGATACCCTGCGCCGTCGGTGTGACATACGCTGTTCACGAGGCTATCGGTGTGCAATCCAACCATTGCAGGTATTACATAAAACCATAAACAAAACATGGGGTCTATCAACATCAGAATGACTATCGTGCCCCAAACGACCTTGTTATAGTTCTTATGGAACCATATTAGCTGTTTGTCTCTCAGCAGCTCAACACCGTATTTGAGATTGACCGAGTCGTGCTTGATACCAAACATCCATCCCATGTACGCATGCCAGAAACCCTTGAGAGGGGAATGTATGTCCTTTTCCTTGTCGGAATGTGCATGATGGTAACCCCGATGCAGTGCTGCCCACCATATCGGAGACCCTTGCGCGGCCAAGCAGCCTATCCAATACAGACCGGGTTTCATCCACTCCCTGACCTTTATGGCCCGATGAGACACATAACGATGGAGCATGACGGCAGTTCCTAACCCACCAAACAACGCCCAACCGATGACGAAATAAATTGGATAGACCCATGACCATGACTGCAATGCCATGGCCACTCCGGCTACCAAAAGAACATGAAAAGGTAACCATATCGAAATGATGTACGGTATTTGACCGGTTACCTTATAGGTTTGCCAGGTGTGTTTGATCCAGTTAATCATTATCCCCCCTTTTTAGGATATACCTCCTAATGTTTATGTCATACGTATATAATTGATTTCCCATGATGATCCAATGCAGACCATGGACTGGTTTCGTTCCGGCTTTTATGGTAAGCTCAGCAAATGTCCAATATCTCTTTCTCATGAATCTCATCATCTTCTTGTAGGCCAGCTCCCTGGATGTTGGGCTAACCACATAGAATTCATTGATACCCTGTTTCTCAAAATCCTCGGTCAGCATTTCCAGCTGATCCTTCCAGACATTGGTAAACTGTGCTGTCTTGATCTTGCTCAACGTCCAACTAAGAACCCATATCGGTATGAAATCCATCTTTCTGGTACCGGTCGCAGCAACCAAGTTTTCGTTCTCATCAAATATGCCGATAGCACGCCTATTGTGTGAACCTGTAACATCCTCCGGCATGAAGAATGCCGATAATATGTTTGGGTTTGACACGTTGAGGTTGGTCGGATACGACTCCTTGTCGTGGTCATAAACGTAGCTAGACAGCTCCAGCACCTTATCGGTGTCGTTATGGGTTATCCATCTTATATGGTATTGCATATCATTTCGTCCGCGGTTCTTAGGTTGGATTGGAGTGTTGTGGCCGAGAACTCAAACGTTCTTGGGGAACCAGGCATTAGTAGGCAGGTCGCATTCTCGACATTTTCCCAAATATGCATCATTCTTTCCATTCCATGTCGTTTATGGCGCCTAGCCATGTTCCACTTGGTTAGCTCAAAATATACCTCATTCTTGCTGCTGTTCCAAGATAACTTACCCGGTACCTCATTGTTGATCAATGATTTGATCCGCCTGCTTGACATGAATGCAACGATGGTTCTTGGATCGTATGTGTAGAAATTGTTGTATGCCGGTATTCCGGTTTTTCCAACGAATCTATGCCAGCAACCGTCTTGGTCTTCTTTCTTTATGAATTTCCACGACCCGTTGTCTCCCTTGGTGATTTCGATCTCATCAACCGTTATCATCGGCTCTGCCAATTTTTCGGCGATCTTGATCAAAATCTGTTGGTAAAACGTGTGTGATTGATATTCGTTAGCGATCCTTTTCCAATCTCCCGACATGAAGAATTCAATTGGATCGAAATCTACGACGATGGGATCCCGATTAGCAGCGGCACACAATGTTAAGGCGCCGACCACGTCCTCCATGTTGAGGTTGTTCGTGAATTTTACAACGACCGGTTTGAATCCAACCCCAGCTCTAGCAAATGCTCGAAACGCCAGTTCGCTGTCCAACCCGCCGCTTAGAAAGAGGTGGAACCTTCCGTGATGCCTATTCCCGAGTTCTCTGGCCGTCGACAGCAATGAATCAACGAACGATACGGGGGATGTTCCATTAACCCCGCCTATGCTCATGTGTGCTAGTTCGTCGGCTCCGGCTCGAAATGACTGGTTAACATCGTTATTGAACCAGTAACGTATATGATTGTTTTTTGTTAGCTCGAAAGCTGAATACACGTTCGTCATTGGGAATCCATGATCTCCTGAATGATGCTTTCTAGTCCGGTCGACAAGGGCTTGATCACACACCATTGCGTCGTGTATCGAACAACGATTGGAAAAGGTAAGGGGATGCAATCATCCCACCATCGGCTCCATATCGTTCCGATACCGGCTGGTTTGCCGATAGCCGCCCTGCTAATTCCATTATATATCCATTTATTGTAATGGTTAAATGTGAGCATCATGCCCAACAGGCCTTTTTCTTTGGTCCATTTGAGGTTACTGCTTAACAGGTATTTGCTCATCAGCTGATCCGTTCGATGGCGATCGTCGAGCCAGCAACGTATGCCCCCGATCGATAACCTTTGATGCATCTCACACGTCTCAACGCAGCTAACGCCGACGATGTTCCCATCTGCTCTAAGGATGGCGATCTCTCCGACATCGCTGGTCCATCTTGAGCGGGAGGTGATGTTATGCAACATGCCAGCCGGGGGTGATGACCCCATGTTTGATAGTGCCGGATGGTTGGGGTGCCTTGCGGCTTGTTCAGCAACAAAACCGATCAGCTCGTTCAAGACTGTTTCGGTGATATTATCACTAGACACGCTGTTACATTCATATATACTTGAGAAGTTTCGACCGGAGGATTCCATGGATTTTGATGGGTTTGTTAGGCATTTATCGACTATAGATATGTCGATTATAGATCCAATCGCTGACCAATGCAACAAGATGAATTGGTTGCAAGTCGAATACTCTCGTCATGAACCTCCTCTCAAGGAAGGAAAATTGGTCGTGTTTCCTTTTCCTATAAAGCCGAGGGATTATCATCTCACCGATGATCAGCGTGCATTGCTTGAACTGTGCAAGCCGGCATGTGATCGCGTCATGTCATTGTATCCCGGGCACGTTTTTCTAAGAGGAGAGGTAGCAACCCTCATGCCAGGAGTGCAGCTAGGATGGCATCGTGACCCGGCATGGTTCCATGAGCATTGCATCAGGATACATGTTCCGGTAAAGACCAACGATGCATGCGTTCAGCTTTGGAATGAGTTTAGCCAGCATCTGGAACCGGGCAACATTTATGAGATCAACAACCGGGCCAGACACAGCGCGGTTAACGGCGGAGATGAAATAAGAACGCACCTAATCCTTGACATATGCGACCGTTCAACATGGGAAGATTTCATGAAACGGGGCGGTAATCCAGTAGCTCTAACCTGCGACCCTGATCTCTGACCCTATCGTTTAAAATCACCTCCAGGAATAAATAAACTACAACACAAGCACGGAGGCTATATCCCATGTCAATTATCCCACCGAGAAATTTTCAACCAAGCACATTAAATCGATTCGGTGTTTCGAGCTCAAGCACCGGTGAAACGGGCGGCATATTGATGCCGAAGCTAAAGCATCGGTTTCGAGTGCAGCTAAACTACTTCGGTTCGATCGGCATAACATCGGTTGATTTTACCAAGCAGGTTGTTACGGCTGGTCGGCCGCAGATACAGCACAACAGCACACCTCTTCACAGCTATAACAATATTGCCTACTATGCTAACAAGCCAGAATGGCAGGCTATTGAGCTCACCCTTCGCGATGATATTACCAACTCGGTTTCTAGCTTGGTAAGCGCGCAGCTACAACGCCAGATGAATCACTTCACCCAAAGCGCGGCCGCAGCACATCAAAACTATAAATTTGAACTGCTGATGCAGACCCTTAATGGTAGCATGTCGTATCCGACAAATGTCATTGAGGAATGGAAGGTAGAAGGCTGCTTCCTCGAGCAGGTTCAGTACGATCAAATGGATTATGCAAGTTCTGATCCGGTAATGATCACGCTAACCATTAGATATGACAACGCAACGCAGGGCAACGAAGCATTTATACCGCTATCAGTTAGCGGAGCTTAATTCAACTAACTAATACCGTGCGTGTGTTCTAATACAAAGGCGGTGCTTTTTGCACCGCCTTTGTCATGGTAAATATCTACATGTCAGGCACCCTTTCAGCAGATCCTCAGAAGATAAAACTACGCTCGCCTAGAATCGCGTCTAGGGTGTATGGGCTTAACAATCCCGGGCAGTTGGTAACCGCAGTACCCAGAATGCGGTTTATGTTTTTCACAGAGTTCATCCTATCTCCGGGCGGGCTAGCCATGACAAACAATGCAAGCCTAAACACCTATTTGGGCAATAGAGGATTGAGCTTTAAGGTCAAGCAGGTTGATAAACCAAAGATCACCTTAACGGCACAAGATCTAAATCATTACAACAAGAAAAAGATCGCATACACCAAGATAGAGTACGGCGAAGCATCGATGCGAATATACGACACCGTCGACGATTCGATGCTAGCAACATGGATCGATTATTTCACGTATTACTTTGGCGATAGCCGAGTAAAGAAAGACCAGCAAGCGTACAATCAATCTCCGGTCGATCCTCGATTTATCGACGATAGTGGTTGGGGGTTGAGGCCCCTTGGAAACGATACACAGTTTTTTAGCAGGATAAACGTTTATTCGTTCTATGCTAGAACATACACCGCATTTAGCTATGTCAATCCAAAAATAACATCCGTTGATTGGCAACAGCGAGATTACACAAGCGAGGAACCAGAAGAGCTTAATCTACATTTTAAGTACGAGGCGATAGAATACGAAGCATTCGGGCAACCATATAATCCGACTAGGTTTGGCTGGCTTCCAAATGATGCACTAAATGAGCCGGCAACCCCACCAATACCGATGTCCTTTCCAAGTCCTAGGATATTTTCAAATCAAGAGATTCCGAGTTTTAGCCTGCAAACTAGAACAACCGCAACGGTACCAGACGAGGGCGCAATAGCAGCGGAGGCTCAAAATCCAGTGGCCTCAGCACCCGGTGCAACACCGGTGCAACCCGAGACACCTCCTGGCAACATCCCCGGTGGAGGAACTCCGATATATGAACCAGAGTTTCCTGTTGTACCACAAACGGCACCTGCCCAGAGACCAGTAGCACCTCGATCAGTAAATGATCCGGTTCGCAGGGCATTGGAACGCAGCGTCGCTGAATCGATTGCCCAACAGAGAGCCCAGGTACAAAGATTAACCGATGCGGCAGTTTCGGCCGGACTGGTACCAGCCGGAACCGTCGTTGATAGGATCACCGGTACGATCGAAGCCGGAAACATAGTAACCAGCGTAACCGTCGATGGCCGTACCGTTAGAC